GTGTAAACTTCTCTGGCGGTCTAAATCTATTCGGTGGGTTTAACGAAGAACTTAAACAACGTATAGATAATTTCTTAGCAGCAAACGAAGTTTTTTCACTTGACATGGATATGCCAGAGTATGGTAATATGTTAGCTAAGAGAAAAGATGTTAAAGATAAAGAATGGTGTAAACGTGTTCAAGCTAAATGCGATAGTGCAAAAACATTATTGTCTACAGATCTTGACACTACTTGGTTGACAATTGGTGATTCTCATACGGCAGCATTCGCTGCACCAGGAAGTATGGTCATTAAGACAAACGGTCTTACACTCAATGGACAACTACGTTCTAACTTTCAATATGTGAGAGATCATATATGGAAATGTAACAACCTACAAGGTATCACATTAAGCTTTGGTAATATAGATGTAAGACATCACCTTTGCAGATTAGGTATTGATCCAAGAGATATGTGGATTGACTTAAAAAGATTTGGTGATAGCTTACCATTTCCAGTAGAATATTCTGTACCATGGCCTATAGAGTTTGAAGACAGAAGATTACCAAAGACTGGTTATTATAAGAACCAACCATTTTGGGGTACACGCTTTGAAAGAACACAAATGCTTGAAAGAATTATTGAGACCATGGATATGGTAAGCATGAATAAAGTTATGTATCCACAAGAGTGGTTAACCATGGATCCTGAAGTATTTGCTAAAACAAAAATGGAAGGCACTAGTTCAGTACATATATCACCTGAAGTATATAGGCGAAAAGATTTTGGTGAGCAGTATGTACTTCCAATATAACTGTGATATAATATACATATCAATTAATTATTAGAGGAGAAAAAATATGGGCATAATGGATAAGCTCGCGAAGAACTCTCGTATCAAAGAGTCTTCACAACTAGACAAAAGTAAATTGTTTAGTAATAAGGATATGGTGACTACACCTGTTCCTATGATTAACGTTGCGTTATCAGGCGATCCAAGCGGAGGTCTGACATCTGGACTAACAGTACTGGCAGGACCAAGTAAGCATTTCAAAACTAGTTTTGGACTACTCATGGCTGCAGCATACTTAGATAAGTATGAAGATGCTGTTTTGTTATTCTATGATTCAGAGTTTGGTAGCCCGCAACAATATTTTAAGTCGTTCGGTATTGATACTTCCCGCGTACTACATAGTCCCATTACTAATGTAGAAGAGCTGAAATTCGATTTGATATCCCAGCTTGAGAATATTGAACGCACCGACAAAGTGATTATTATGATTGACTCTGTCGGAAATCTTGCTTCGAAGAAGGAGCTTGAAGATGCTATGAATGAAAAGTCAGTAGCAGATATGTCGAGAGCGAAAGCCCTCAAAGGTCTATTTAGAATGACAACACCCTACCTAACAATGAGAGATATTCCATTGATAGCAGTCAACCACACATATCAAGAAATCGGCTTATTCCCTAAAGCAGTCGTGTCCGGTGGTACAGGTATTTACTACTCCTCAGATAATATCTGGATCATCGGCCGTCAGCAAGAGAAAAAGGGAACTGAAATTACAGGATATAACTTTGTCATTAATGTAGAAAAATCAAGGTTTGTCCGTGAGAAGTCTAAGATTCCTATCTCAGTTACATGGGAAGGTGGTATTGAAACATATTCTGGATTATTAGAAGTAGCAATAGAAGGTGGATATGTAGTTAAACCTCAAAATGGTTGGTACTCAAAGGTTGACCGATCTACTGGAGAAGTAGAAGATAAAAAGGTTAGACTTGCCCAAACATTGGAAAAAGATTTTTGGACAGATATTTTTGCAAAGACAGATTTCGAAGATTATATTAAGAACAAATATGAAGTCGGTCATGCTGATATGATTAAACAAGATAACCCTGAAGATATGGATATTTAATGCAGATAGAAACATTAATCTTACGAAACTTAATGCTCAATGAGGATTATACCAGAACGGTTATTCCTCATTTGAAAACTATATACTTTGAAGATCCACACAGATCAGTATTTAATGAGATTGTTGGGTTTGTCAATAAGTTTAATAAGTTGCCAAGTGCTGATGCTTTAACTATTGAGTTAAAGAATAATCCTAAGATCACATCAGATTCTCTTGCACTTATACCTGAATTGAGTAAACAGGATACAGAACAAACTATCGAATGGTTAGTTGAAAAGACTGAGAAGTGGTGTCAAGACCGAGCAATCTATTTGGCAATCATGGATTCTATTAATATTATTGAAGGTAAGCATGATACATTAGATAAGAATGCATTGCCTACCGTATTAGCAGAAGCTTTAGGTGTTAACTTTGACATGAGGGTTGGACATGATTATGTTGATGACTCTGATAATCGTTATGATTTCTATCATAGGCAAGAAGAACACCTACCATTTGACTTAGAAAAGTTTAACACAATCACTAAAGGTGGTCTCGTCAAGAAATCTCTTAATGTTGCTTTGGCTGGTACAGGTGTAGGTAAGTCTTTATTCATGTGTCATGTTGCAGCTGGTGCCCTAACACAAATGAAAAATGTGTTATATATAACTATGGAGATGGCAGAAGAAAGGATAGCAGAACGTATTGATGCTAACCTTATGAATGTGCCTATTGACCAGTTAGAGAATCTATCGAAAGATATGTTTGATAAGAAGATGCATAAGCTTACTGACAAAGGTGTTGGTAAACTTATTGTGAAAGAATATCCTACAGGAGCTGCAAGTTCTATTCACTTTAGGGCATTACTAAAAGAATTAAAGATCAAACGTGACTTCACACCTGATCTTATTTGTATAGACTATCTAAATATATGTGCCTCATCAAGAATGAAATCTATGGGTGGTGCAATTAACTCATATATTATGGTCAAAGCAATTGCAGAAGAATTGCGTGGCTTAGCAGTAGAGTATAACTTACCTATTGTTACGGCCACACAAACTACTCGTTCAGGTTTTGCATCATCTGATGTAGGACTAGAAGATACAAGTGAATCATTTGGTTTGCCTGCTACGGCAGATCTTATGTTTGCACTTATATCTACAGAAGAGTTAGAAAACCTTAACCAAATAATGGTTAAACAATTAAAGAATAGGTATAATGATCCTACAGGTGGAAACAAGAAGTTTGTACTTGGAATTGACAGAGCCAAGATGAGACTGTACGATGTAGAAGATACAGCACAAACTCTGAATGTAAGGGATGAGCCACCTAAAAAAGTAAATCAATTTGAGGATTTTGACGTATGAGTACTTTATTAACAGGCCAAGGATGGGGAAGGAAATATACCAGCCTAGCCAAAGAAATATCTACATGGTCTAAGGACCCAAGCACACAAGTTGGTGCAGTTGTTATAGGTGAAAAAGGCCAATTATTATCACAAGGTTATAATGGGTTTCCACGAGGCATTAATGATACTGATGATAGACTAAATAATCGTGAAAGAAAGTATGAATTAGTTGTACATGCAGAGATGAATGCTATATATAATGCTAGTTTTAATGGAGTTTCTTTAAAGGATTCTACATTATACGTGTATGGTTTACCTATTTGTAGTGAATGTGCGAAAGGTATTATTCAAGTTGGTATAAAAAAGGTTGTTGCTACGAGACCTAGAATATATAATTCCGATTGGGATAAATCAACAAAGGCTGCTGAGGCTTTATTTAGAGAAGCTGAAGTAATGTATTTAATCGACGTGGAGGAAGAATGAGCAAGACAATGAATCCGTATGTGAAAGTACGAAGAGATGCAAATAAAAATCGTGTATCTAAAAAGAATATGAGTCATGGGACATTCAGATGTAAACGTCATCCAAACAGTAAGAGGTGTCAAAATGCTTAAGACTTTATTTAATCAAGGCTATTCGAAGAAGTTCATGGATCGAATAGAATTTAGAAGAAAGGAATACTACGAGAAGCGTAGAATTCAAACTATCCGTGAAAACGCCATGAACATGGCACACAATTGGAGACACGAATATCCTCATGGAACTCCATTAGAATATATTCGTGATGATATTATTGAATGCTGGGAAAGAAATTCAAAGGTTGGTATCTATAAAAATTTAGATAATAAACAAAGCATACCAACACCGAATGTTGTAGATCCATTAGATACTATCCCATACAAAATTGAAGGAGAACATGAGAAAACATAAAATAATAGGTTTAATATTTGGTATGGTTTTTGCCGCATCTGCAATGGCAGCAACTAAACATTTTGATATAAAAGATCATTATCATGAGGTTGTTTATTTAGAACCATATACAATTGAAGTATGTGAACAACAAAGAGTAACAAACCAAGATGACTTAATTAATAATGCATTTTGGGGAGCAATCTTTGGAGCAGTTGTCGGTGATGTAATTGATGAAGACAGCGGCAAAGTTCCTGGCGCAGTAATTGGTGCAGCTATTGGTGCAAATGAGGCCGAGAAGAATAGCACTACAACAGCAATGGTATGTAAGACTGAGACACGTAAGAAGTCTACCACAGTCAATGAATACTCTCATTCAACTATCAGCTTTGCATATGACGGTATCATGTATGAAGTTGACTTTATTAAGAAGCAATAATGTTTAAAGTAGGCGATTTAGTAGAAAAAGTAGGTGGTGATTATACATTTGTAGGTCACGTAGTTTCAGTATTTGAAAAACTTAGTGGTGCAGTACGATTAGTTGTAGAAGACGATCGTGGTGTATTACATGTATACAGTGAAAAGATATTGAGGCATGTAGAATGAAAGACGGACCATTAAAATCAGCATTTGAAAAATACTTAACAGAGAGATCAAGCACTGAAGGTGTTTTATATCAAGAACTAACAACATATAAAATTAATTTAGATGGCATGTTAACTAAAGAAACAGTTACACGAAGATTCGGTCATGATGGAAATTATCATGACACTACACATCAACTACCTTTGGTACAGACAAATGAATAAAGAAGCACCATTCAAAAAATGGACATTCGTAGATAAGAATGATTTAGATAATGAACATTGGTATGTACGATTAGATGGTGGAAAATACCATGATGTAATTTACAGATATATGAAAGTATCATTAAATATGGATACTCAATCTATAAATTTTGATTACGAAGTGGTAGAATATCCAAGTATGGATGATCCACATGGGGAACCTGAGTTTACTCAAGCTGCAGGTGATATTTTAAAAAGTATATTAGATGATGCGATGGAAAAGCAGGACTATGTACTAGGTGAAAAGTAATGAACGTAAAAGAAACACTGACCATTCTCTCAGAAGAATGCGCAGAAGTAATACAAGCTAACTCAAAATTAATTAGATTTGGCCCATATGATGAAGATAATGTGGCTGAATTAGAACAGGAACTCGGTGATATAATGGCCATGATACTCGTACTTGATTATTATGGCTATGTTTCAACAGAAAATATCACAAAGAATGTAGAACCAAAGCTAAAAAAGCTTAAAAAGTACAGCAAAATTAAGAATTTAAATAAAATTATAAAGAATTTGTAATTATTATAAATACCTTTATATCGAATTTATATAAGGGTTTTAATGCAGTCACTTAAAGGTTATCTATCCGAAGGTCGTCACGATCCTTCAATATTCAAGGCAGTTTTTATGGCAGGTGCTCCAGGCGCAGGCAAAAGCTTTGTCTCTGATTGGATGTCTTTAGGTCCCCAACTTGGTTACAAGGTAATCAATTCAGACATGGAATTCGAACGTTACATGAAGGAAGCAGGATTAACTGATGATAAAGGTGCAGTTATCCTTGATCCTTCAAAAGAGTTTGAACGTGGTGTAATACGTACAGTAGCAAAAAGACACACAGCAGCTAAACAAAGACATGCCATGATCGGCAGATTAGGTCTTGTTATTGACGGTACAGGAGCAAACGCTTCTAAAGTAGAAAAACAAAAGAAAACATTAGAAGCACTTGGTTATGAAACAGCCATGGTGTATGTTAGTATTCCTTTAGAAGATTCAATTGAATCAGATAGAAAACGTGGCGAAGCAGGAGATAGATCAATTGGACCAGAGCTTGTTACCCAAAAATTCCAAGAATTAGATAAGAGTTTACCTAAATTAAAAAGGGCATTTGGCAGAATGTTTTTCGAGATAGATAACACAGTAAGAGAAAAAACACCAACAATAATTCGTGGTGTATATAATCAAATTGCTAAATGGTCTAAGAAATTACCAACAAACAGAGCAGCTAAAACTTGGATAAAGAATAACTAATATGAAAACATTAAAACAGATTTTAGAAGGTCCAGGCAGTAAAAGTGAACCATGGGAAGATGGTTATAAGAGAAGAGTCGTAAAGACCACAAAGCCTGAGCATAAAGAAAAAGGATATAATTGGAGAATTAAAGGTAAAGACCGTAATGAGATCTCCATTAAACTATACAAGTCTAAGCCAGATTTTGCTGAGTTTAAAAAGCAAATGAGAAGGGTTGCAGGACACGAGTTCGGAGGATAAATGAAAACCTATAAACAAGTAGAAGCAATTGACCATATATGTGAGCAACAATACCAAGATGAGGTAATAAGCGAAGCAGAGTATCAAGGCAAAACAGTTACATTAAATAATCCTACACGTTCACCTAAAGGAAGTAAGCATAAATTTCATGTATATGTAAAGAATGATAAAGGTAATGTTGTAAAGGTTACATTCGGTGATCCTAATATGGAAATTAAGAGAGATGATCCTGCAAGACGTAAATCATTTCGTGCAAGACATAATTGTGATCAGAAAAAAGATAAAACTAAAGCAGGATATTGGTCGTGTTATCAATGGAGAGCTGGAGCAAAGGTAGATAATTAATGTTAAATTTTAAAGAGCAAGTAACAGAATCAACACAAATGCGTTTAGTCGATCTTCTTCCGAAGAAGGTGAAGCGTATGATATACAGAGTTGCACATCAAGACAAGTATAAAGGTGCTTTGCTTATGATGAAAGCATTAAGAAAAGATCCTGATGTAATCTCAAGAGGCTTGAGCAAACAAAAGATTCAGGCTATTGCTGCAGATCATTTTGGTTTAAACCATCGTGAGTTTGCAAGAGTACTTGATCGTAAGACAAGATACGAAGAGAAAACTCCTACTAGACCACAAGAAGATGATTCAGGTTGGGTAGAAGAGTATATCACAGAAGCTCGTACTGATACAACACTAAATGCATCTATTACAGAATTATTTCCTGCTCTTGCTTTTAATAACAAATCAAAACCTGTAAGTGTAGAAGCTTTTAAAAAGTTTGTATATAAACTAAATTTAGATAGAGACAGAAAATCATTTATGCCAGCTGATAAAGAAGCGGCAAAACTCGTTATAGAAAAAATACCTAGTATGGAAGAAAGATTTTCTAAAGATAAAATAGAAAATGCCATAGGAATTACTAATTATTTGTATGAGTTACACGATACAAAACCTATTAGTCATGTTGTGTGGGGATACCGTGCAAAACCAAGAGGAATACCAAAGAATCATGCAGGTGATATATTTGTATTCTTTCGTGATAAATCAGTTATTGGAGTATCACTTAAAGCTGGATCTGCTAAATCGAGAGAGCCATTGTTAAATACTTATGTAGGAACACAATACAAAAAACGTGGTTGGGATACTACTGAATTGCAAAATACTTTATGGGATAGAGTATATTCGCAAGTTCCTGGTGTAACTGATATAGCAACAAAAACAAATTATATGGACAAGAAGGTTAAACCAGAAGTTGTCCGTAAATATATAGAGATGTTCCTTTTAGATCAAAAAGCAGCAGATGTATTATATCATGAACAGACTAAAGTTTGTAGACAACAGTTATGTAAAGAAATTAATAAAATGTCTACCGCTGATTTTATTCAATGGTTAGGTGAAGACTTTAATTTAGAAAAGAAAGGTGAGAAAGTACCACTAATATTAGTCAAAGCTGTTGGCACAACCGCAACTCGTAAAGGAGATGATTTAGCTCCTGTATACAAAACAATCACAGATCATAAAGCTTATTTAGATAAAAATTCAGTCCAAGCATGGATGATTGACGTATATTTACCTGAAGGTAAAATGACATTAGATATGGTTTGTAGATCTGACTCGGGTGTTCGTGCTGAAAAGGGAGTAACTGGCCAGGGTAGATTAGGTAAATTTATGATGTTAAAAGTTTTATATAAAGGAATACTATGAATCTAAAGCAACACATAGCAGAAGCAAAGAATACTCACATGACTCATATTGAGGACATGGTGATTGACGGTGGTGTAGCTGGAGCACGATCAGCTATCTTTGCATTAAGAGATTTAAGAGACATGTTGGCTGGTCATACAAATGACACTAAACAAGTCACAGTTAAATGGGATGGCGCACCAGCAGTATTTGCTGGTATTGATCCATCTGACGGTAAGTTCTTTGTAGCAAAGAAAGGAATATTTAATAAGAATCCTAAAGTATATAAATCAGTAAAGGATGTAAAAGCTGATACATCTGGTGATTTAGCAAAGAAGCTTACAGTAGCATTTCAAGAATTAAGTAAACTTGGTATAAAGAAAGGAGTCTACCAAGGTGACATTATGTTCACAAAACAAGACTTAAAGAAAGCAACAATTGATGGGAAGAAGTATGTAACCTTCCACCCAAATACTATAGTATATGCAGTACCCGTTGAAGCAGCGCAAGAGATTATGAGAGCTAAAATTGGAGTAGTGTGGCATACTTATTACTCAGGCTCAACCTTTGAAACAATGAATGCTTCATTTGGTGTATCCACTGCAGCGTTTAAAAATGTCCGAACGGTATGGCAGAAGTCCGCCAACCTACCAGACATATCTGGTTTAGCCACATTAACCAAAAAGGAAACAGATGAAATTACCAAGCATATCTCGAACGCAGGAAAGCTCTTTCAAAAAATCGCCGCTACGACGCTTAATGACGTGGCTTCAAATAAAGATATTAACCTCTTTATCAATACCTTTCGCAATACGAAGGTTAGAGCGCAAGAGGAAGTTACAGACTCCAAAGCCTATGTTGAAGAACTTATCGGATGGATCGAGAATCGTTATAACACCGAAAAAGAAAGGCTTAAGAGCGATGCTGGGAAGGATAGGAAGGAACAAGCGAAGCTGGCAGCCTTAGAATTCTTCTCAGATGAGAACAGAGATGGTCTTATAAGTATGTTTGATATGCAAAACGAGCTAGTATCTGCTAAGATAAAGCTATTAAAGCATCTGGACAGTATGGATAGTATAAATACATTTATAAAGACTAAAGACGGGTTTAGAGTAACAGGCGCCGAGGGATATGTTGCTATAGACCATTTAACAAACGGTGCTGTTAAAATTGTGGATAGAATGGAATTTTCTTACAACAACTTTAGCAAAGACATAATCAAGGGATGGGAGTCCGAATCACGATGAAATTAATAGACAAATTAGTACAATCATATACTGAACCAACAATAAGAGAAAACAGTATGGCAGCACGTAGAGCTGGAGCAAAAAGAGTTCATCATTCAGATAAAGCTCTTGAGAAGGATCAAATAGCTTTAATCGATTATCTATGGAAAAATCCAGACTTTCAAGCTCAAGCAGTAAAAAAAGGTTATAATAGGGATGATATCTACTTTGATGATAACGAACTTGTCTTTGGTTCTAAAACAGGAATGAGAGTTGGTAAGAATGATAAAGTTTCTGATATAATTAGAAAAGTTAAAGTAAAATAGGAGAATAATGTCAAACATTCAAATAATACAATGTCAAAAAGCTTCAGGAAGCTTTGATACTGTAGATGCAGCAATGGCTCAACATTGTACTGACTGCACAGCGCTTACATCTGTATCAGATTATAAAGCGTGGGTAGGACAGCAACTTTTTTCTGAATCCTATGCGTTAATGGCTGATAATAGCGGCTATAATATTACGCGAACTTGGGAAACCACAGAAGCAAAAGAGACTGGAGAAGCTGGATCAGCCCCAGATAATGATAGAGCCCAATTAAGTGTTAACGGCTGGACTTGTAAACTAATATAAGGGTCATATGGCGTTACATACTTTTAAAGAACACTATCTTGAAGAAGCTGCGGCAGAAACTGTAACTTTAAACTGGGGTAGGTTTAATCCCCCTACTATTGGTCATGAAAAACTTTTAGACGTATCAATGTCTAAAGGATCAGGTGTACATAGAGTATATGCAACCCAATCCCAAGATAACAAAAAGAATCCCCTCGACTGGAAAACTAAAATTAAGTATATGCGTAAGGTGTTTCCTAAGCATGCAAGACATATACTTATGGACAAGAGAGCCAAAACAATATTTGATGTTCTTACCATTGCGCACGATGATGGCTTTAAGAATGTAGAGTTGTTTGTTGGTCAAGATCGATTAAAAGAATTCGAAACATTAGTAAACAAATATAACGGTGTGAAAGGCAGACACGGCTTTTATGACTTTGTAAATATTAAAATACTAAGTGCTGGTGATCGTGATCCCGATGCAGATGGAGCAGAAGGTATGTCAGCCTCAAAGATGAGAGCTGCAGCTGCCGATAATGATCTTATTGCATTTACAAGAGGTCTACCACCAAGATATAGAGATGCCGAAGGACTGATGAATGCTGTCCGTAAAGGTATGGGTTTAAGAGAAGAGAAATCTTTTAGACAAGATATAAAATTAAAGAAGGCATCAAATCTTCGTGAGAAGTTTGTTGCTGGTAAATTATTTAATGTGAATGATCCTGTAAAATCAAATGACGGTCAAGAAGGAGTTATAGATACATTAGGAGCTAACCACGTTAAAGTAAAATTGAAAGGAGATGGACAGTTTAAAACTTTCTGGCTCCAAGATTTATGTTTAAATAATTAGGAGATATATTATGTCAAATATGGCAGGTGTAACAAAAGATATGTACCCTGAAGGAACCGTAGCACATTTAGACGGTTTCAAAGGACCAAACGGTGAAGTTTTATTGGGTGTTGAATTCACTCAAGAAGAAGTTGACTCATGGAATGGTACAAGCTCGGACTTACCAGCGACTGGCGCTTCGGCTACCAGTAGCGCTAGTCCAGAACTTACGGTAACTGAAAAATCCACTAAAGCTGAGATGGAGGCCGAAGGGCGCAAGCACGGTATAGAATTAGACAGACGTAAGAATAAAAAAACACTGTGGAACCAGTTAAAGAAAGCAATAAGTAAGTAAAAACTTAATAAATATATATTATGGAATTGACTAAGAATAACTTCGAGTTATATGCTGCGAAGCATTATCAAAAAGATAAGTGGAGTACCGATGATGATTTCAAGGAAGATATGTCTCGGTTTAAATATATTAACAGATTAGTCAATAGGTATTATCGTGACGATGATTTGAAAGAACGATTAATATTAAACCATATTATTATATTAGGTAATGTGTTAGGGCCATCTATATGTGCTGAGATCTTAATGTCAAAGACACATCAAACCCTACAAAGTATTGTAAAAACCTTCTTGGTATATTTAAATTATTTACCAGAAGATGAGTATGTTGAAGTTCCGTTAGACTCAACAATTATAGACGTATTAAGGAAGTTATGAGTCAGTATTTAAAAGAAAGCGCAGTAGATTTATTCATTACGTATAAATTTATTCGTCTTCTTACAACAAAGTGGAATAAGACTGATGCCTTTAAGGAAGGTGTAATTGACGCTAAAGGAAAGCTATTAGTTAAAATAGCAGATCAAACATCAGCACAAAAGAAAGCTTATACAACTTTTGATAGATTAGTTTTTAATCTAAAAAGAATCTTAGAGAAAGTACCATTCGGGAAATCTCAAATTGCTTCTTATGCCGCAGCACTCTTTTTATTAAAAGAAGAAACTGATATGGCAGAAGAAGATATCCTCAAGGTGCTTGAGGATTTAGGCCATGATACTTCAATTGACTTAAATGAAGGTTTTAAAGAACTTCGTGAAGGCCAACACATACTAAATCATGATTTGCAAGAAAGCAAAAAGGGAACAATTGTGAATTTAGATTATATAGAACCAGTTGGGCATTTTGCTGGTGTTCCTATATATAAAACACAAGAAAACATTTATTTATCAGTAAACAATATATTATAAGTATGTACTTTCACACTTAGTGTGATATAATATATTTATTTAATTGGAGTGACATGACGTCTATTAACGTAACCAAGCGCAGTGGTGAAACTGAGCCATTTAACATTGACAAGATTCACCGAGTGCTGGAATGGGCTTGTCAAGACTTAGTTGGTGTATCAGTCTCTGAAATAGAGATGAGAGCTAACGTTCAAATATATGAGAAGATGCGTTCGACATCTATTCATGATCTCTTAATCAAATCAACATCGGAGCTTATTACTGAAGCTACACCTAACTATCAAACTGTTGCAGCAAGATTAATCAATTACAAACTCAAGAAAGTTGTTTATGGTGACAAGGATCCATGGCCACTCAAAGATATTATTGAACATAATATTGATGCTGGAGTCTATGATCCTGACATATTAAATATGTATTCTGAAGCTGAAATAGATTATATTAATGACCATATAATAGATCATTCACGAGATGATGACTTTACATATGCTGGCATGGAGCAGATGAGGTCAAAGTATCTTGTACAGAATCGAACGGATGGCACAATATATGAAACACCTCAAGTGCTTTATATTATGATTGCTATGACATTATTCGGTAGGTATAATGGAAGACGTATGAAATTTGTAAGAGACTTCTATAACGCTATATCACAATTTTATATCTCATTACCAACACCTATTATGGCTGGTGTGAGAACTCCAACAAGACAATTCAGTTCATGTGTTGTATTAGAATCAAATGATTCTCTTGACTCAATCAATGCAACATCAACATCAATCGTTAAATATATTTCAAAGAAAGCTGGCTTAGGTATTAATGCTGGTAAGATCAGAGCTGTAGGTTCTCATATTGGTGATGGTTCAGTTGTACATACTGGTCTTATACCATTCCTCAAGTTATTCCAAGCAAGTGTGAAGTCTTGTTCACAAGGTGGAGTACGTGGTGGAGCAGCAACAGTTTATCTACCGGTATGGCATTATGAGTTTGAAGATCTTGTTGTATTAAAGAATA